GTCTGCTGCCAACGGTAGTATACGGAACGTAGTTAAAAACATAGATGACTATCTGCTTGCTCCACTTGGTAAAGCATTCTTTAACTTTAATATGCAGTTTGACTTTGATAAAGAAATTAAAGGAGATCTAGAAGTTAAAGCTCGTGGTACAGAAAGCTTGATGGCTAATGAAGTACGTAGTCAACGCTTGATGCAGTTCTTGCAAGTTGTACAAAATCCAGCACTGGCACCATTTGCACGTATGGATTATATTGTACGTGAGATTGCTAAGTCTATGGATCTTGATCCTGATAAGGTTGGTAACAACATGACACAGGCTGCAGTACAGGCTGAGATTCTTAAAAAGTTCCAAGAAGCAAACCCACCTGAACCACAACCAGGAGTTCCTGGTCCACCTCTAGCAGGGCCACAGGGCGCTCCTGCGGGGGTACAAGTGCAGGATACCCAAGGTAGTGGGGGAGGTACCATAGGAACAGGAACAGCGCCTCAGCCAGGAGAACAGGGCTTCTCAGGCAATACTGGCGAACAACCGATACAGTAAATGAAACTTGTTGTGAATAATACACTTAAACCTTTTGTCAACAATCCTGAATTGTACAGTCCGTTTATCGAAGAAATCGCTGAACGGATTGCTTTTACTCATGTATCCCTTGAGCAGTCTCGTGAACTTGACGAGATGTACAGGCTTCAAGGAGAAATACGTGCATTACGTTCTTTGTTAAGATTAAGAGAAAAAGTCAATGGTTAGTAGCTTAAGACCCAGATCTAGACCAATTAAAGATCAAACAGAAGAAATGCTTCGTCCTAAATCAAGGCTAGATGCACAAAAAGAAAAAGAAAAAAAACAACTTCAAATGAAAACATTTGGAGACCTTGAGTATCGAGCAGATTTAGATAAACAACTATCTTGGAATCCTATAGCCAGACTTGGATATGATCCAGATGCTCATAAAGTTTTTAAGCAAATAGAACCAAAAACAGGATTAGCTTTTCAAGGGGGTGGACCAAAAACCATAAAAAAGTTAAAAGAACTGGGGTATGAAGGTGCTGAAAAAGCGCAGCAAGGTTCAGTTATTACAACAGCAAATTATTCTTTTTCTCCTGTAATTTCTCACGAATTTACTCATATGGGTTTTGATATTTTAAAGAAAAGACGCAATGAAAATCCTGAAGCTTTTGATAAAAAATACGGTGAAGATGCAGGTAAAATTTTAGAGCTTACTGAAAGTGGAAAGTTAAAAGAAGAATATTATATAGAATTTTTTGATGATTTAAATACTAGATTTAATACTGACATGCTTCCAGAAGACTTTAAAGAGTTTCCTAAAAGCACTATAAGAGATACAGTTCAAAGTTATCCTTCAGGACCAGCCGTAAGTATAGCAGATAGGGGTGAAGAAAAAAGAAATAAACGTGTTGCAGAAATAAAAAAGTTTCAAAATATAGATTTAAAACGAAAAGAAAAAGGCAAGAAATCTTTATACCTTGATAAGATTGATAAGGGTATCCTTGGACTTATGGATGCAGCTCAGGATATTCTTACTGAACAAGGAGAACCACCAAAAGCCAAAATGAAGACTTTAAGCTTTTGGGAAAAGGTTGGAAAGTCGTTTTCAAATTTAAAACCTGTAGGAACTAGGGGTTTATACGAAGGTGGCTTATCTGCACAAACTGAAGAAGCATTTAATACAGATGCAGAAGGTAGACGTAGGCGTAGACACAGTCAGGCTTATTTAGAAAGGTCTAAAGAAGGAACTGGGCAAGTAGTAGAAAACGTATTAGGAGCTTTGCCAGGAATCGGTACAGCTATGACTGCAGAAGAAATACAGGAAGAGCTACAAAAAGATGACCCTAACTACGGTAAGATAGCTCTTCTTGGTGGATCAGAATTAATTGGTTTAATTCCTGGATTAGGCACAGCAGCTAAAACAGGTCTTAGAAAAGTAGCCAACAATATTGGTGCAGATAGAATAATTAAAGCTTTAGATGCACCTAAACCTAAACCTGAATCTGAAATTATTGCTGGACCAGGAGCTACAGGTTACTACGACAGTAATTATGACAGAGCTAAAGAATTAGAAGAAAAAGGTTATAGTCCTGCTCAAATTGAGCAAATGACAGGTAGATTTCAAACAGGTAAGTCTAGTGATTATATTGGAGATATCCCAGAAAACCCTTTTAAGTTTGAAATAGATGATAGCCGTGTTGAAATAAAAAGTAGCGATGGATTTCAAACTTTAAAAGAATCTACTAGACATTCTCCTATAGCTGTTGGACATATAATTCCAACTCATACAGAACTTTTTAAAGAATATCCCAATTTAAGAAATGTAGCCTTTTATATTGATCCTAAAAAAACTGGTTCTGGAGCACATTTTGATGATACTGTAGGTACTCATGGTGCTATTGTATTTAGTCCAAATAATAAAAGTTTAACATCTCCTAACAAGAAGGGATTTAGAAATACATTTTTTCACGAACTGCAACACGCAGCTCAATTTCAAGATTATAAAATAGCAGGTTTAAAACAACTGGGCGGAAATCCTGTGTTTTTTGGTAGAGTAGGTACAAAAGAATATCCTAGTTACAAAATCCAAAAAGATATGTTAGAGAAAAATAAAAATTTTGTAAAGTTACGAGATGAAATACTAGACATATTTGAAAAACAAAGAGGTACAGGAGCATTAGACAAAACTTCTACAGGCGCTATATTACCAGGTCAAGTTCCAAATCCAGGTGAAGTTTTTGGTGATGTTGCCGTAGCTAAAAAGATAGCTCGTAAAATGAGAGAGTTAGAGTCAGAGCTTTTTAAAACTTATATGAAAACTGTTTCAGAAGTAGAAGCTAGAGTTGTTGGAAGACGTGCAGCAGAAATTGCTACGGTAGGAAGTGTCCCTAAACCTAGAGTAACCTCTAACTTAGCTAGAGAACGTAAGATAGAAACTTTAAAAGAGTTTCAGTCTGATGAGCCTAAAAGTCTTATGGGTAAAAAAGTAGAAGATTTTAAGCTAAAACTTGGACCTATGACAGATGAAGAAATTTTAAGGTATGCAACGGGGGGAATTAATTTTGCAAGATATGCAAAAGGTATAGATAAAGATCTTCAAGGTTTTGATCTTTTTGGCCCTACAAAACCAAATTATGCCGAAGGAGGCACAGTAGATATGAACAGACAAATGGAAATGGCCTTTATGAGAGAAGGTGGGCTAAGAGATGACGGTATGAATGTAGACCCTGTATCAGGTAATGAAGTACCTCCTGGTTCTATGGCTAAAGAAGTTCGAGATGATATTCCTGCCCGATTGTCTGAAGGTGAGTATGTTGTTCCTGCTGATGTTGTTCAATACTATGGTGTAAAATTCTTTGAAGATCTTAGGGCAGATGCAAAAATAGGCCTACAAGAAATGGAAAGAAATGGTAGAATAGGTGGTGAACCTGTTGACGATGATCTTTCTGAAGCTGAAATGATGGAAATACAGACTATGATGCAAGGTGGTATGGTTCAGCCGCAACAACAACCAGATCCTTATCTTCAGCAAAACATGATGTATCAACAACCTCAAGGTATGGCTGTAGGTGGAGCAGTAATTCCAAATATTGGAACTGGCTTTAGCTGGGAATCTACAGGTCCAGGAAGTATAACTCCTACTGTACCTGAAACAGGAGAGACTCCAGAAACTTGTGCAGCTAGAGGTATGGTTTATAATCCAGAAACTAAGATGTGTGAGCCAGCTCCTGTAACTACTCCTATTGTTACAGATACTGGTGGAGATCGTAGACCAGAGGCACCTACTCCAGAGCCTTGGTATAAAGGTATTACTTCCAGTGCTGAAGACTCTGTAAACAGATATTTTGGTACAGGAGCTAAAATTGGAGCTGGTATAGCTGGTTTTGTAGGATCTGTAACTCCTTTAGGCATACTTGGTGGTGGAGCGGCTAAGTATGGAGTTCAAGGTGCAAACTTAGCTAAGGCAAGAGCAGAGGTTGCACTAAGAACTGCTGCAGGAGATATAGAAGGTGCCGAAATGCTTCAAAAAGCTATTGATAAAGCAGTAAAAGGCACTGTTGGATTAGAAAAAGCAGATCAGTTTTTTGAAAATACCTTTAATGCCAGTGGAGAAAGAAATGTAATTAGTGCTTTGGAAGGTATTGGTATTACAGTTCCTGATTCTATTAAAAGCAAAGATTTTAGAAAAGATCCTAATTTTGATTCTGACTTAATGGATTTTATCCAAAGCAAAAGAAACCAAATTAGAACTGACATATTTAAAATGGAAACTAAACCAACCCCTAAACCAACCCCTAAAGCAAAACCAGGAGATTCTACATTTTTAGGTGGTAAAAAAACTAGTACAGATGATGATGATGGACCACCAATTTATGAACCTGGACCTAAGACAATAAGACCAAAACCTAGACCAAAACCAACTGCAGATAAAGTTGCAGAAAATCAAGCAAGACAAATAGCAGAAGCAGAGTCTGGCGATATTTATGCACAAATTAATAAAGGCGGTTTAATGAGAAAGAAAAAGAAATAATCCTATACTAATAACTATAAGGCTACCCAGTGTAATAGCTGGCCCCAACATAAAGGAGATGGAATATGCCTGAACTAGCAGAAGTTGAAACACCAAAAACTGCAGGATTTGTTGAACGAGGATCAAACTACGCCAGACGTCAACAACGTATGCAAGATGAAGAAGAGGAGATCAAGCGTCTTGAAGCTGAACAACGTGGTGAAATTGAATCAGACGAAGAACAGCAACCAAAAAAAGAAAGTGTCGAAGCGAAAGAGGCCGATACAGAAGTTAAAGAAGAAACGTTATCTCCAGAAGAAAGAAGCTTTAAAAAACGTTATGGTGATCTAAGACGTCACATGCAACAGAAAGAAAAGGAGTGGGAAACTAAACTAGAAGCACTCCAAAAAAGTTCTGAAAGAATGGGTATTATTCCCCCCAAGTCAGATGAAGATATTGAGGAGTGGTCAAGAGAATATCCTGATGTAGCTGGTATTGTAGAAACAATTGCAGCTAAAAAAGCACAAGAAATGTTTGAAAGAGCTAATACTCGTATTAAAGAACTAGATGAAGCTCAAGCAGAAGCTGAACGAGTAAAAGCTGAAAATGAAATACGTAAGTCACATTCAGACTTTGATGACCTACGAGGTTCAGACGAATTTCATGATTGGGCAGACGAACAACCTAAATGGGTACGTGATGCTCTTTATGAAAACTCTGATGATCCAGCTTCAGTAATTCGTGTAATTGATCTTTATAAATCAGATAAGGGTCTTACAAATGAAGCTAAAAAAGCTAAAACAAAAGCAGCAGCTAAAACAGTTACTAAACGTAGTAGAACAGAAGTAGATTTAGCTGATGCAAATGGAATGATTCGAGAGTCAGAGGTTGCAAAAATGTCTGACAAAGAATTTGAAGAACGTTCAAACGAGATTAATGCTGCAATGCGTAGCGGTAAATTCGTTTATGACGTAACTGGTTCTGCCAGATAACTGTTGACAAATAAAAAATCATCAGTATAACTAGGGTCATACAACAAAAGCCTCTTTTGACTACCTTTTGTTATAAACCCATTTTCACTAAAGTCTAAACTAATAAGAACTACCTGTTCAAGTATAGGCCCAGAAGCTACTTGGTAGGCCAACTGAGTAGCAACTGCACCCTAGAAAATGTAGCAGCCTCTTGTCGGTGTTTAGCTTTGTAACCCGAAGCCAAATATCAGGAGGATTTTATCATGGCTTTTACTTCAGCATCGGGTTACGGTAACTTACCTAACGGTAACTTTAGTTCCGTAATCTATTCTAAAAAGGTACAACTTGCATTTCGTAAGAGTACCGTAGTTGGTGACATCACTAACTCTGATTATTTTGGTGAGATCAGTGCTCAAGGTGACACTGTTAAAATCATCAAAGAACCTGAAATTTCCGTAAGCTCTTATGCTCGTGGAACTCAAATTTCAGCACAAGATCTTGACGATGAGGATTTTTCTCTTGTAGTCGACAAAGCAAACTACTTTGCGTTTAAAATCGACGACATCGAGGAAGCCCACTCACATGTCAACTTTATGGATCTTGCAACCAATCGTGCAGCTTACCGTTTGGCTGATCAGCATGACCAAGAAGTTCTTGGGTACCTGTCTGGTTACGCACAATCAACACTGCACTCAGCAGCAGACACAGTAAACACTACCGTAAATGGTACTAAAGCTGTTTCAACTGCTGGTTCAGATGAATTGCTTTCAAGCATGAAACTGAAAAAAGGTGACTTTGGAAACATCACTACAGGTTCTGCTGGTGATCACTCCATTCCACTCGCAGCACGTTTGCCAGGTGCAACTGCTCTTCCAACTGCTACAGCTTCACCAGCAATGGTTGTTGCTCGTATGGCTCGTTTGCTTGACCAACAACAAGTAGACAAGTCTGGTCGTTGGCTCGTAGTTGACCCAGTATTCATGGAACTTCTTGCTGACGAAGACTCACGTTTCTTCAACGCAGATTTCGGTGAATCAGGTGGACTTCGCAATGGTCTGACTGTTGCAAACTTCCACGGCTTCCGTGTGTACTCATCTAGCAACTTGCCATCTGTAGGTACAGGACCAGGTACAACTGGCTCTGCAAACCAAAACACTGACTATGGTGTTATTGTTGCTGGTCATGATTCTGCTGTTGCAACCGCAGAGCAAATCAACAAAACGGAAACATATCGTGACCCTGACAGCTTTGCTGACATCGTTCGTGGTATGCACCTATACGGTCGTAAGATTCTTCGTCCAGAAGCAATCGTTACTGCCAAGTATAACGCAGCGTAAGGGAGGTATAAATTATGGCTACTGTAACAACTCTCTCTAAAGCAGCAGGTGGACGTGGTAATCCATCTAACAAACCATACATGGTCGAAAAAGAAATCGACATGGCTGCAGCAGCAACTGCTAAGGGTTCTGCCCTAGCTGCCGCAGATATCATTCAAGCAATTACTGTTGGTGCAAACACAATGGTAATGGCTGCAGGTATGGAATGTACAACAACACCTTCAGGTGGTACTGGTACGGTTCTTGACCTTGGTATCACAGGTGGTGACGTTGATGCATTTGTTGACGGTTTTGCATTTGATTCTGCTTCTGCAGGTGACTATGCAACATTGGCAAACACTGCATGTCCTATCTTGGTTACAACATCAGACACTATTGATGTTCTAATTCAAGCTGCGACAACTGTTTCTACAGCAGGTAAAGTACGTGTTTGGGCAATGCTGATGGATGTTGATTCTATCGGTTCCGACAAAGGTGCTGCTGAGGTTTCTCGTGACCTCGTATAACTAAAAACTTAGAGGGGCTGCTTTAGGGTGGCCCCTTTACTACCCTGAAGAGGTAAAAATGGCATATAATTACTTAGGTCTTACAAACGAAGTCTTAGCTAGATTTAATGAGGTAGCTTTAACTGAAGCTGGCTTTACGTCTTCTCGTGGATTTCAAACACAATGTAAGAATGCGGTAAATGATGCTATTAACTATATCAACACTCGTGAATATAGTTGGCCTTATAATCATTCTACACAGACAGAAACTTTAGTAGCTGGAACTGCACGTTATACAATTCCTGCTACAGCTAAACATGTAGACTATGATACATTTAGAATTGTAGAAGACTCTAGTTTGGGTGCTCAAGGTAGGTCTTTAACTGTTTTAGATTATAAAGATTATTTAAATAGATTTATTGAACAAGAAGATAGATCAGATGTAGGTGGTGTACCTACTCACGTATTTAGAACACCAGATAATAATTTTGGTTTGTATCCTTATCCAGACAAAGCTTATTCATTAAAATATGAATATTATGTATACACAACAGCCCTTAGCAGTGCTACAGATGTACCTACAATACCTGAACAATACAGGCAAGTAATTGTAGATGGAGCAACTGCTTTTGGTTATCAATATAGAGGCGAGTCTACTCAATACCAATTAAATTTCGAAAGACTTTTAGAAGGTATTAAAAGTATGCAAAGCCTTTTGTCTAACAGGGCAGACTACATTCGTTCTACAGTCATTTATAGAAATCCAATAGGATCTTTTGCAGGATAAAACATGGCAGATGAGTCTGGTCTTAATCCATTTACATTTCCTTTGCAAGGTGGTTTAGTTCTTGACCGTTCTACTTTTGCTATGGAACCAGGAATGGCATTGGAGTTAGAAAACTTTGAGCCTGACGTTAGTGGTGGATATAGACGTATTAATGGTTTTGAAAAGTGGAATACTAATATAGTTCCTCAGACCGCTAGTTCTACAGAGCCAGTGTTAATGTCTGCATACTTTGTTGGAAATAATAAAGTAATAGCTGCTAGAGGTACAAGTGTATATGAAGCTGCAAGTGGTAGTGGATCTTGGACAAGTATAGATAGTGGTAGAACTGGTGCTATACGTTACACATTTGATAAATATAATCTGTCTGGTACAGAGTTTATAGTATGGGCAGATGGTGCTAACAATGCTACTAAGTATGATGGTACAACAGTAACAGATCTTAATGCTACAGGTGCACCAGCTAATCCTAAGTTTGTAAAACATTTTAAAAATGCTTTATTTTTTGCTGGTATGTCAGCCTCACCAGAAGAGATAGTTTTTACTGCACCGTATACCGATAATGATTTTAGTCCGGCTAATGGTTCAGGTTCAATACGAGTTGACAGTAAAGTTACAGCATTGTTTCCATTTCGTGATGAACTGTTTATCTTTGCAGAAGAACGTATATACAAACTTGTAGGAAATACTATTGCAGACTTTGTATTGCAACCAGTAACTAGAGACATTGGATGTCTTAACGGCTTTACTGTACAAGAACTTGCAGGTGAAATAATATTTCTTGGTCGTGATGGTTTACGTACAGTTGCAGGTACAGCTAAAATTAATGACGTAGAACTTGGTACTATTAGTAAACCTATACAAGAATTATTTGAAGGTGAAACTGATGTTGACGACTTTAACAGTGTAGTTATTCCAGATAAAACACAGTATCGCATTTTCTTTTCTAAACCAAATAGTCAACTTGAATCTACAACAATTGGAGTTATTGCAGTAAGAAAAGCTCAGGGATATGAGTTTGCTAAACTAAAAGGTATTCAGCCAGCTTGTACAGATTCAATAAGTGTTCAGGGTGATACGTTTATATTACATGGTGGTTATGATGGCTATGTGTATAGACAAGAAAAAACTAACAAGTTTGACGGTACAAATATTATAGGTCGTTATCGTAGTCCAGATCTTACAGCAGGTGATGCAGGTATACGTAAAAACTTTCAAAGAGTTATTATTAACTATTCACCAACAGGTCTTGTAAACTCTGATTTGTTTTTGCGGTATGATTATGAAGATCCTAATGTACCAAGACCAGCAGCTTATCCTTTTGATTCAACGAAGGTAGTAGCTATTTATGGAACTTCATTATATGGAACAGCTACTTATGGTGGTCAGACAAACCCACTTGTAAGGCAACCAGTAGAAGGATCAGGTTTTGCTGTAGCACTTCGTGTTGTGGATAATGCGGAATCAGCACCATACTCACTTAAAGGTTTTCAGCTAGAATTTGATGTAGGAGCAAGAAGGTAAATGGCAGGTTATACAAGACAGTCTACATACACAGACGGTGATATTATACAGGCAGCAGACTCTAATGACGAGTTTGACCAACTTCTTGCTGCTTTTAATAATAGCACTGGACACGCACATGATGGGACTGCAGCAGAAGGTCCAGTAATTGGTCTTATTGGTGATGCAGGTGTTACTACTCCATTAAACAAAGTTGTAGTTAATGATACTAGCAACCAAGTAGAATTTAGCATTGACGTATCTAGTGTATCTACTCAACAGTTTTTAGTTAAAGATGGTGTTATTGAACCTACCACAGACAACGACATTGACTTAGGTTCAAGCGGTAAAGAGTTTAAAAATTTATACATTGATGGTACAGCTAACATTGATAGTCTTGTAGCAGATACTGCAGATATTAATGGTGGTACAATAGATAGTGCTGTTATTGGTGGAACTACGGCTGCTGCAATTACTGGTACTACAATTACTGCCAATACAAGTTTAGCTCTTGCTAGTGGTGCTACTGTTACTGCTATTCTTGACGAAGATACAATGACTTCTGACAGTGCAACTGCATTGGCAACACAACAATCTATCAAAGCATATGTTGACTCTCAAGTAACTGCTCAAGATTTAGACTTTCAAGCTGACACAGGCGGTGCTCTTAGTATTGACCTAGACAGTGAGACTATGACATTTACTGGTGGTACGGGTATTGATACCTCTGGTTCTGGTAATACTGTTACTTTTGCTATTGATAGCACTGTAACTACTCTTACTGGATCTCAAACACTTACAAACAAAACTCTTACAACTCCTATTATTTCATCAATCAGTAACACAGGCACCTTGACACTGCCTACAAGTACTGATACACTTGTTGGTAGAGCAACAACAGATACACTAACAAATAAAACGCTTACTGCTCCTATCATTAGTACTATTAGTAATACTGGTACACTTACACTACCTACCAGTACAGATACTTTAGTAGGTCGTGCTACTACAGATACACTAACAAATAAAACATTGACAAGTGCTGTACTGAATGGTACAATAAGTGGTACGTCAATTAAAGATGAAGATGACATGGTTTCTAACAGTGCATCTCATCTGGCTACACAGCAATCAATTAAAGCATACGTAGATGCTCAAGTTACTGCACAGGACTTAGACTTTCAAGGTGACAGTGGTGGAGCACTAAGCATTGACTTAGATAGTGAAACACTTACTATTGCTGGTGGAACTGGTATTGATACAAGTGGGTCTTTAAATACTCTTACCGTTGCTATTGACTCTACCGTAGCTACACTTACAGGAACACAAACTCTTACTAATAAAAGTATTGATGCAAGTCAGCTTACTGGTACTGTAGCTAATGCAAGACTAGATGCAGAACTGCAAGCACTTGCAGGACTTACATCTGCAGCAGATAAAGGTATTCAATTTACTGGTTCTGGTACGGCAGCTACTTATGATCTTACTGCAGCAGGTAAAGCACTTCTTGATGATGCCGATGCAAGTGCTCAAAGAACTACATTGGGTCTTGGTACAATTGCCACACAAGATTCAACAAATGTAAACATTGATGGTGGTGCTATTGATGGTACTATTATTGGTGCTAATAGTGCAGCAGCAGGAACATTCACTACGGCTAATGCCACTACATTTAGTGGAGATTTAAACGGTACGATTAATACTGCTACTACAGGAACTACTCAGGCAGAGGGTACTAACAACACTACTATTGCAACAACAGCTTATGCTAACACTGCAGCAGATGCATCTGCCGTTGCATTGGCGATTGCTTTAGGATAAGAGGATAATATCAAATGGCAAACACATTCAAAGTTGTAACCAAGGCAGGGGTCACAACGCTTGACGACATCTATACTGTAGCTGCCTCTACAACTACAGTTGTTATTGGTCTGGTCTTAGGCAACACAACATCATCGCAAATTACAGCTACTGTCACTCTGTCGTCTGATACTGCAGCCCGTGCAGGTAACAACGACGAAGCAAACCAAGATGTAGAGATTGTGACTTCAGTACCAATTCCAGCTAATTCATCTCTGTCTGTGTTAGATGGTAAGATCGTCATGGAAGCGACAGACATTATTAAAGTTTCTGCATCTGGTGCAACGGATGTTATTCTTAGTATTCTGGAGCAAACCTAATGAGTAACCAAAGTGATCTTGCAAAATCTGCGGCAGGGTTTAACGGAGATCCTTTAAGCATTGATACAGCTAACAATCGGGTTGGCGTGGGGACGAGTTCGCCTAGTAGCATCATCCATTCGCTGCATCCTACATCTCCTAAATTAACATTAGAACGAGATAGCACAAGCCTTGCTGATAATAACGTCATTGGCGAAATAGCAATGGCTCATAAAGACAGTAACGATGCTGGTACAGCCGTTAGGATAATTGGCAGAGCGGAGGGAACTAGCGGTGCTGCTGGTCTTGCTTTTAATACTGGTTTGCCGTCATCTACAGCAGAACGCATGCGCATCAACAGCAGCGGGAATATTACCTTTGGCAGCTTTAATGCCAGCGGTGGTAGTGTTGGTGTACTGTTTGATATTGGAGGTGGCACTTCTGAAACGGAAATACAAACATCTGTAAATGGAACTGCCACACGAACACATTACAAGTTTATTAATGATAATGGGGCGGTTGGGACTATAACAACAAGTGGCACATCAACAGCCTACAACACCTCTTCCGACCACCGCCTAAAAGAAAACGTAACAGATGTTACAGATGGCATTACAAGGGTCAAACAACTAGAACCTAAACGATTTAACTTTATTGCAGACGCAGACACAACGGTAGACGGTTTCCTTGCACATGAAGCACAAGCAATTGTACCAGAGGCAGTCACAGGTACTCACAATGAGGTGGACGATGATGGCAATGCGGTCATGCAGGGGATTGACCAAAGCAAACTGGTGCCATTGCTCACGGCTGCACTGAAGGAAGCAATCACTAAGATTGAAACACTAGAAACAGAGATGACATCTGTTAAGGCACGACTAGACGCATTGGAGGGTAACTAATGGCAGGTTACATTGGCAGTCAAACACCTGTAGTCTCTAACGGCTCTCAAC